TACAGGGAAGCCCATTTGCTGTGTATACGGTGATGTACCAGTATTAGCACAGAAAGAACTTGCTGTTGCAGAGGCTAAACTGGATAAAATCACAGTCTTGCTTGCGTTTGCTGAAAGCGGACTTAGATAAATAGCCTTTTGACAGACTCTGTCTAATGCCTGACCGCCCCAATAACCCAATCTACCCAAAGCACCTTTTACAGGGCTTGAGATAGCAGTTAAGTCAACGAGGTCGGAAACTTTCACTAACTTACCATACTGAGCAATGGTGGCTGTTATTTTTCTACTTGATAAGTTTTCAGCGTTTGGAGCTGTTGCTTCTGTCAATGCAGATGATACTGCTGCCAGATTTCTCCAAGCGTTAAAGACGATAGATGTACCAGTCTGTTTTGGAATAGGTCTTTCCTCAGCAAACTGAGCAAATCTCTCTGTCTTTTCAATTGTCTTCATAAGACTTGTGTCGTAATATGTAGACAACATATTATCAAGAGTAGAAGTTGTGGTTGTACTATATGTAGCCATTTTTCTCTCTCTTTATAGTTCTTGTTTAGGAAGCTGTTTTTCGAGTTCATCTAAGCTCATAGTGTTTATGTCCTTAGTTCCCTCTGTAACAGCTTTCGTTGATGTTGATACTTGTGCTTCGGTTTTTTCCTTTTCGGAGACCTCTTTTAGTTTGTTGGTTTCAGCCTTCTTTTTTTCAACCTTTTTATCGTATCTCTTTCCAAGTGCGGTATAATAAAGAGTTGCAATAGCTTTCTCATCTTTAATAGAGTCAAAAGATATGCCCCTTTCCTTTATAAATTCGTCCATATCTGCTTCGACATCATTGAGGTATTTATATTCGGGCTTTGTCTTTAATTCAGATTTAAGACGTTCGTACCTTGCTTGGCTTTGAGACATTCTTAAAGGTTGTAACTCCTGCTCAAACTGACTTCTTTCTTGTTTGAGACGCATATCAAAAAGTGCCATTAAAGGTTGGAGTGTTTGTCGTGGTAGATTAGTAGCTCTCTCAAGCTCCGACCAATAATCGTTCTGTGCCTCTTTTGACTGAGTTTTAGGAGGTTCTTTGATACCAACTATATGTCCAGCTTCATCGAATTCCACTTTATCGGCTAACAATTTTCTGTAGCTTGCACTTTCCTGACTTTTAGCGTGCATCGCCTTTTCTGCCTCTTGGTGCATACGTATTATTTCTTCAGGCGACTTACCTCTGTATTTCTCAGGAATGTTCGACTCAGGTTGTTCTTCCGAGTTTTCTTCAGTTTGCTGGTCTTCTTCTTTTGGTTTTTCTTCTGTTTCTTCTTTTAGTGCTTCTGTTGCTGATGTTTTTTCTTCAACGGACTCTTGTTTAACTTCGTCTTCCTGTGGCTTCTCTTGTGCGTTTGTAATCGCTTGTTCTAATTCGTCTAAGCTCTGGGTTGACTCAATTGTTTCGAGTTTATCGTCTGACATATTTAGCTCCTCGTCCTTTTAGGATTGTGAGTGGGCTACTTCGTGGGATTGAATTAACTTATCTATAATAGTTAAGCAAAGTTCTATCCCTTCAAGTTTCCCCTGTAATTTATAATAATCTTCATCTTTCTTGACGTGCCTTAGTTGGTTATACTGAACATCAAATATTTCATCTAATCTCTTAACGTATAACTGCCAACCGGGAACGTTTTTAAGTAAGTTGAATTCCCTTACTTCATCATCTGTTGTTTCATTTTTCCCTATATCTTCAATTACTGTTCTTTTCCCCATTACATACCTCCACGTGTTTGACTCATCATTTGCCTTGTCTGGTCAGCTCCACCAGCACCACCAGACATTTGGGCTATAGGATTTTGAGGGCGTGTAGCACTCTCCATTCCCTTTGCTTTTGCCCCCATTAACGTTTTCATAACTTCATCTTTTTTCTGTAATACTTGAGCTTGATAAATCTCTTGTTTGGATTTTATAAAGTTCTTATTTTGAAATCCGAATAGAGATGTGATTTCTTTTCCTATTTCATCATAATTAAGAGCTACATTAAGGTTGGGTATCTTAGAAGCTACCTCTATAAATCTGACTAACTGCATCAAGTTCATTTCCTTGTTGGCTATTTCTTTAGTTCCAGCAGGAATAAAGTCAACTAAAGCATTATGAGCTTCAGCAGGTATGCGTTTATAATCAGCTCCTTTTTCACCTAATATACGGATGACTCTTTCTTCGGTAATAAACTGTTGGTTTAACTGATGAAACTTCTGAACTATTTTCTTTAAGCCCATTTCATCCATTAGCTCAACTACAGGTTTTAATCTCTCTCCAGCCATACCCTGTAGGATCATAATTCCTGAAGTATTCCTATGAACGTCATTTGAATTAGCTCCGGGTGATACAGCAGGAACAGCACCAAGCGTTTCTTGTATATCTTGTTTTAAATCCTGTATTTCTTTATGAACACCCATTGTTACATCAGGGGGTCTATCCCACGCAGAAGCATTTATATCTCTAACAGGTAATTTAGCTCCGGGAGCATATCTAAAGTTCTTTACAAGTGCAGGGTGTATTAAGCCTTCAACATATTTCATTACCGGCTGTAATACTAAATTGATATTATCTAAACGTTGATTTCTCTTATCGTTTAGTTCATTCTGCATATCTTCAGATATTTCACATACGCCTCTACCAAAGAACTCATTAAGGACAGGCTCATATACTACTTTTACAAAACAGCTTTCTCCGTGATAAAAGGGATTTTCTATATCTCTAATTAAAGTATTTTGGTTGGCTACTGTGATAATGCAGTCTTCTAACTCTCCGTCACCGTCTCTATCATATTTACAATGACACTCTAATACTTCTACGAGCTTGTTGAGTTTTTTCTGCCTATCAAGTTCAGAGAATATCCTATGTCCTTCAGGAGATGAAAGACCTAATTCATTTAGTCTTGGGTGGTCATAGCTCCATTCCCCAGAGTCAGCATTTTCATTTTCTTTAATCTTGTCTAAGTTTTTATAAATACCAAGTTTCTTTAACTCGTCTAATGTTTTATAAGTCCTATGTATCATTGTGCCATTAGTATCTGTGGCATCAGGTTCAGGGAAGAAATCCCTTATATCTACTACTTCAAAATATGGGTCGTCATAAGTAGAAACAACTTTTTTCTTTTTATCATATCCAACTATTCGAGTATCTGTTACTTTAGGAAGCATCATTCCTGACATAGGGTCTTGTGCCATTTGAATAACAGGTTCTTCTATAGGTTCTCGATAAGTAATTTTCTTAGTATCTTTTTTCCAATATGTCTTGGCTATAGATGTTCCCCTAATTAAAGCCTGTAAAACAAATAAAGAATATTTGTTCCTAAATCCACATTTATCAAACTGAAAAGAAATTAAATCTCTAATTAAAGGGGCATACTGTTCATCACTCTGTTCACGCCCATATACCTCAAAGGGCGGGGTCTTTGAGAATGTATTATTCATAACCTTAGATAAGATAACCATTATGGCTTGATAGGTAGTTGGGTCAGCCACATTAGACTGCCACTTATACTTAGGGGTCTCTCTTATGCCATAGAAAAGCCAATCCCAATCCTTTATCTTATTTCTTAAAGGGTTGTAATAACTTTTAGAGCTTTCAAAATGGTCTAATACAAATTTTATTTTATTGTCTAACATTTCATTTCCTTGTAATGAATTTCATCTTATCTATTAAATCTTTCTCAAACTTAGAGTGAGTTGTAAGTTCTTTATTTAATTCCCAATAATGTCCTGTTTTAAATGAGTCAAATCCGTATATATCGGTGGGTATTTCTAATTCGTTTAAAATATGAAGTAAAAGTAATCCAGTTGAAGGTCTTTTAGGTGCTAATACTGCTAACCCAGTTAGTTTACTTATTTCATTAGGCATTGAAATCTCTGCCTCATAATCCCTTTCAGGTAAAATAGTATCGGGATATTTATTTAACCACTCGGCTATCCTTACGGGGTTAGCACATAATTGATAATCAGGGTGATTAACTATAAATGCAGGAACGTTTAAATCTCTTGGTTTTATACTATCTTCATATATAGGTGATCTTTTATCTTCAAATATAAAACAAGAATGACACCACGCTGATACTTTTTCCCCTACGTCTTTTTCAAAACCTTTAATCTTAAAGTTGTTTAAACGTATAACATCGTGAGAGTCTATTTCTTTACCTTTGTCTTTTATTTCCCCATTACCTACTACAGCAATGTTATTTAAAGACTTCAGTATACTCTCGGTTGACTTCTTCTCTGGCGAAGTGTAAGTATCTGGCAAAGTGTTCAAATACCTTTCTATTGTTTAAAGCAAATTGAATACCCTCTTCAACTTCCTTCTTAGTCCTGCAAGTCTTTATAGGAGTGTCGAACATTTGATTAACTGTAGAAATCAAACCCTCTATCTTATGACAATTCCCCGATACAGGAACAAAAGGAATACCAGCCATTGCACAGGCGTATACTCCGTGATGCCTTCCTGTAATACAAAGATGAGCTGTTTTTAAGTTCTCAACTATATCCCCAAAAGAAGTATCTAATTTAACTTCGGGTATCTCGTAACTATCTAAGTTCATAAATGCTTCAGGGTGTGTTCCTATCTTTACCATTTCATCTTTATAGTCAATGGTCTGTGAGCCTTTGGGAGATAGTAAACATAAATCTAAAACTACTTTAGGGTTGGTTAATGTGTATGCTCTGGCTTTAGCCTGAGATAAATCCTCTCTTACGGAGAAATAATCTAACTTCCTAAATACATCAGGGTGGAGCATTTTATCTACATCTATAACAGAGTTGATTAGATAGGTCTTTTTATCAACAGCTTGTGCATAGCGTAGAATATCTATTAATACTTCCCCTCGATTATGATGTATAGTTCCTTCCCCATTTACTACAACTGCATCTGATTTCTTAATCAAATCAGCATTAAAGTCTTTTGCAATATATTCATGCACTCCAATTATCTCGTGATGAGATAGAAGTTTCCTTAAGCTGTTCATCACAGCCTTAGAGCCGCTGTGTCCTTTAAATGTATCGTTACATAGGTATATTTTCACGATTTAGTCAACTTTGAATAATCATTAGCGGTTAAGGCAACTAACTGTGGGTCAACGTAATATGGCTTAGCGGCACATAACCAACGAATACAGTCCATAAGGTGGTCGTTTAATTTCTTAGGAGCTTCTTTCTTATTTTTCTCTGATGTGTTGATACGAAACTCATCCCACCTATATCTAACCATTTCAGATAATGTATGTTTAAGGGTGTCAAAAAAGTATGCCTCAGGTTTCCCTGTTCTCTCATTAACTTGTAATTTTCTCTTAACTGCCGAGATACCGGAAGATACATCTTTAACCCCCGGTAAAGTAGGTATACCGTTTCTGGCATATTCATCTCTAATAGAGGTCATTTCTATTTCATTTCGCTTCTGTCCGTATACAGGGTCGATTAAGGTATATGAAATATCCTGATTACCAGACATAGCTTTAATCATAGTAGCGTTCTCACTAACAGTTCTTTCAGACTCATAGTATTCGTCATAGAAGTAATAATTATTATCAGGGTCAATAGCCATCCATAGACAAGCTGTAGGATTGTTTATACCCGGGTCAATAGCTCTTATACGTGTCCAATGAGGAGGTATATCGAAAGGCTTAACTACGTGAGTATTATGGTTAAACTCTTTATAGACCATTCCGGCAAACATAACAAACTTACCCTCTAAACGCATTTCCTTTTCTTCGCCGGTATATTGTTTACCAAGTGCTTCTATTTCGTCTAAAGGGATATGAGGGTTATCGGTTATTCTGGCACAAATTACATCCCATTCCCCTTCTTCTTTTTCCCAAGGAAGATAGATGTCATCGTATACCCACGTCATACCTTTTGTCGGGGTTTCAGTTATCCACATAAAGCCTTTAAGGTCAGCTACGCGCATACGGC